CACGCAAGATTCTTGACGAGATTCGTAAGCTTGTTGGTATTAACGAAGAATTTGTCAATAGTGAGATCAAAGAAGCTCTTATTGACGGTAAAACAACAATCGATTCCTTAAAGAAGGAATTGAATGAAGCACTAGAAGCTAATACATCACTCAACGCTAAGTTGAATTCTGTAGAAGCAAAACTTTTGCTTGAAGAAAAGACAAAAGATATGCCAGAAAGTACTAAGGCATATGTCAGTAAATTACTCAGAGGTAAGTCACCCGAGTATATTCAAGAGAACTATCAGTACGTAGTTGAGATGTTCGAGAAAGAAACCTCCGAACAAGTCGAAGATGCTAAGGAAAGGGTCGCAAAGCGGATCGTTGAGGCCGTTGACCGTCCTGAAGCAACAGAGACTCAAGAAGAGGTCATTTCTACACCAATAGTTGAGAGTCAATCTCCTGTTGGCGGATATCTGAATGAGATGAAGAAGCTGGACGGCTCTAAGCTAAAGCTTAGACACTAAGGTCTACACTTCATACTCCTAAAGGTCGAAAAAATTCTTTTTATAAAGGAGAAATAAAATAACTATGGAACTTCTACACATCGATAAAACACGCGCTGAAGCTTTAGTTGAGAAGTGGACTCCAGTTCTGGATTACTCTTCCGATAAAGTTAAAGCCATTTCAGATGAACACACACGCTTGAACACAGCCATCCTTCTTGAGAACCAAGAAAAATGGTGCTTTGAAGCCTCAAACCAAGCTGGTAGCACAGGTTCAGTTTTTGGCACAGTTAACGCCGGTCAATACGGTGGTGCTGTACCAAACCGTGATACCTATGCTGCTGGTGACGCACGTCTGCCAAAAGTCCTCATCCCAATGATTCGTCGTACATTCCCTGAGCTCATCACAAATGAGATCGTAGGTGTACAACCTATGACTGGGCCTGTTGGCTTGGCATTCGCAATGCGTTACAAGTATGAGAGTGAAGCTCTTGGCTATAGTTCACAAGGCGGCGACGGCTCTAATTCAGCCGGTGCTACTGGCGGAAATACAGCCATCTCACAAGGTAAAGAAATCGGTTACAACTACTTGAACACAGCCTTCACAGGCACTTCATCAGCAGCTCTGTCTGGCCGCCCTGGTCAAGACTTCACAATGCTGCCTGAAGATTCAGGTGTTGCAGCCCTTCTTTCCCAGTTTGAGCTCACATCAAAGATCCCACAAGTAACTGTATCATTTGAAAAGACCGCAGTTGAAGCCGGCACACGCCGTCTCGCAGCTAAGTGGTCCGTTGAACTCGAACAAGATCTAAGAAACATGAACGGCATCGATATCGACGCTGAATTAACAAATGCTATGTCATATGAAATTCAAGCTGAGATCGACCGTGAAATGATTGCTCGTATGATCCAAACATGCTTGAATGCTGGCGCTGGCGTTGGCTATTCAACATGGTCAGCTATCTCAGCTGACGGCCGTTGGTCAGGTGAGCGTGCCCGTGACTTCTACAACAGAGTTGTAGTTGAAGCAAACCGCGTTGCTGTTCGCAACCGCCGTGGCGCTGCTAACTTCATCATCGCTACACCACGTATCTGCGCAATCCTTGAAACACTTCCTAACTTCACCTGGCAGCCCGTAACAGGCTCTGTTAACACAGCACCTGTCGGTATCGCCAAGGTTGGTTCAGTTGGTGGCCGTTTCCAGATCTATCGTGACACACGCACAGAAGCACAAACAACAGGTTCATACGCTAACGCCGGTTACCTCAACCAGCGCGCAACTGTTGACTACGCTCTGTTAGGTTATAAGGGCCCTGAGTACTACGATACTGGTATCGTATACTGCCCATATATCCCTGTCATGGTTCAGCGTACTATCGGTCCTAACGATTTCAGTCCAAGAGTTGGTCTATTAACACGTTATGGTGTTGTCGACCACATCTTCGGTGCTTCATTGTATTACCATATGGTAATCTGCACCGGCTTGGGCCAATCGTTCGTACCTGGTCAAGCAGCTACATACCTCTAATACAGGTATTGGTGGAAAACCTCAACGATTTAAA